ACGTTTGTAGCCCTTCGGCCCACTGAATGACCTCGCGCGCCTTGTACAGCGGGTGGGATCGTTCTTGGGTCGGGTTGATCTTGATAGGCTTTGGGAAGTCGGGCCGCACAATAATTTTGTCGCGCACCGTCGTATAGGAGCGCTTGAGGTACGCGGCGATGTGTTCAGTGTCCCACAAATCAACCTCGACCGGAATCGACTTCTCGCTTAACTTTTGCAAGATTGCTGCCAGAATCTCTTTCTCGCTCATCTCATCCTCTCCTATTCATCTACCTGCACGTGCATTTACTCCGACCTTGATTGCATGCCCCATTGCAGCCCGGAGCGCCCTTGATGACCGCCGGCCAGCGGCACTGACTCAACGAATGATTGCCGCCGCACCGCGTGCACTGCGGCACCGTCCAGACGTCCCAAATCAGGCGAAGCATCGTCATGAACCACATGCGTCCTCCGGCTTCGTAGAAAACGACGTCCCAGCGCGGTTGAGTGCTTCGCAAACCCAGTTTGCGAGCGGTTCGCTGGCAATATAGTCCTGATCTGGATGGTCGATCTCGCGCATGCACTCGATCATGAATGAATGGTCGTGATAGTGAACCTCGCCCATGCCCGGGGCGTGCCACTTTGGCGCTGCATCCTTTGCCGCATCCCCGGCCAGTCGAGCGCCCCAGGCGTCGATGTGGGTGATGAGGGCGGAGTACGTGTCTGAGTCGTTCGTGGTCATATGCTGGGTAAGCAATCTCTCAAATTCGACGCTATCAATCGTGGCCTGAGGTTTCAGTTCATCCGACATTGGGCTCTCCCTTTGTAGCCTGCTGTTCGCTGGACAGCGGCGGCGCGGCGACAATCCATCCAAGTTCCTCGGCCGATTTCGCATCTGGCATGTCGTCGTAGCCAACCAGCAGGTAGGCATCGGCTGCGATGCGCTGCTGCATTGCGTCCGGCAGTCCCGCGTGATTCTGCGGCAACCAGAAGCACAACGCATCGTGCAGGCGCTTCATCTCAGCGGCCGTGTCGTCTCCGCCCTGGCTCTGGCGCGCAAGCTGGGCGCGCTGGAATATCGGCAGCAGGACCTCTTGGATGCGCGAGCGCAGCTGTTGGGTGCCGTGATACTGCACGGCGATGTCGCGCAGCGTGTTCACCAGTTCGCGGATCTCGTGGTCCTTCACGCCCTGCGCAGCTTGTGGGGAATCAGCGCCCATCTTTGCGGCCTCGTAATCCATCCAGCCGCGTGCAGCGGTGAACCACTCGGTCACTTTGCCGTGCTGCGTGGCCAATGACAGCTCTGCCGTCATGGCTGTGTGCAGGCGTGAGTAGAGATCGGGCGCCCCGTAAGGCGGATTGTTCAGCGTGTCAATGACCTCGCGCGCCCGGCGATCAGCTGCGATGGCAGCCTGCACGTACTGGCGAATCTCGGTGCGAACTTCGTGGCCGGTACGCACTTCGAGCCATGCCTCGAAATCGTCGCCCCAAGGCAACTCCGGCAGTCCGTCCTCACCTATGGATGCGATGTTTTGTTCAGTGGCCATGGCCCCTCCTTTCAGTTATGCGGCACCGCGCTGCTGCATGTAGCCGCACGGTCGGTCTTTGTACTTTTCGCCCCAAGGATCGGCATCGGCCAACTCGGCGTCGATGCGATCCTTCAAAATGCGCGTGAAAGTGCGCGTGCTGTCGGACGTGTCGCAGAACCCGCTCGTGCACTCGTAGCCGTCGGAGACGCGGAACACTCCGTAGTAGATCTGCGTCCAGCCGCCCATGCTGCGCTCGCGGGTGACGGTGATCTCGTGGCCCTTGTGGATCGTGCGCATCACTCGCCCCCCTTACCGCTGGCTGCAATTGCTGCGCGCTCGTCGATTCCCCGGTCGATAGATGCGAGCCATTTTTCTTTCGTGGCGATAGGCGCAATGAACGGATCGACCATGCTGATTTGGTACACGTAGTCCAGCCGCTCCGCATCCTTCGCGTCTGCTGCGCTGGTGGCGGTCAATTTCTCGATCCTTTCTTGTGCTGATGCGAGCGCGCTGGCAAGAATGACGTTCGACTGCTTGACCATCTTCAGCGCCCCCTCAAGACCGCGCCCGCCCGCACTGGCAGCGGCAGCTTTCCCCGTCGCGTCGGAAGGCGCTACAGCTTCCACTCGGCTGCGCAAGTCGGCCTCAAACGTGCTGAACGCATTCCACAGGGGCGTGTCGTCCGCCATGCCAATGTCGGCCATGAGCTTGGCAATGCGTTCGTGCACGAACTTTTCGCTGGGCCAGATTACCGTTGCCTTCGCCGGTTGGCCGGCATCTTCGCCGTTCGCGAATTGCGAAAGCCCGGCATGGCACATAGGCGCGGCGTCGATCATCGCGCGGTAGGCGTTGTGGAACTCGATGTCTCCGTCCTCATCGGCCGGCGAGCGATCCCACGCTGCTCGCATTTCGGGCGTGCACACGAGCGGCACCAGCTTCCACCCGGCCGCCACTACTGCCGCAGTAGAGTGGCTGGACTGCTGGGCGAGCGCGATATCGATATTCTCAACCTCTTCCGCTGCCAGATTGCAGATGTTGTTCTTGCTGAGGCCGTCCAGGTTCGCCAGCAGTTCGCGGGCGCTTTTGAGTGCGGCGATCAGCGGGCTGTCCAGGTCGATGCCTGCCGGTGCGTGAGTTGTAGTGGTCATGAGTCGTCTCTCAGGTATTTTTAATGGTCGGGATTTCGCAGTTCTTGAGCGCCCAGTCGATCCAAAATTCCAGCCACAGTAGCCGGGCCAGAACGTGGTCATTCCCGTTGTCGATTTCGCCGCGCTCAATGTCGTAATCCCAGAAGCCAGCCGGTTTGCCGCCGTTCGTCTGCTCTCGGCGGATGCGCGCAGCCCGTACGTACTCCAAATCTTCCGGCAGCAGCGCGAAGGCACCGGGATGCGATGACAGCAACGGGGTCTCGCGGTGAAAGCCCTCCGAGCATTCCGTGTAGCGGCGCTCATCGCGGCTCCATCCTTGGCCGTAGAACAGCTCATAGATCCCGGCGTCTTTGCAGAAGTCGGACCACGCGGTATAGGACGGGCTGCGGCTGTTGCCAATCCCAGTGTACGGGCAGTGCGCCGGGGCATCCGGATGCGTGGTGCGCTCGACGTCGATGTCGATGTGCTCGTCGCCCTTGTGATAGCGAATGCGCGCTTCGCCAATTGCAATGTCGTATCCCATTACGCTTCGCTCCCACGTTGGCCGTTCTCATTGCAGGCGGACTCGGCCTTGTCGACGCCGATCGGGTTGAGGCAAGCGAAGTCACCGAAGTGTTGAATAGCCGCCTTGTTGTAGGCGTGCGCTGCCTCATCAATCGAATCGAAATATCCGAGGTACATGGTCTTGCCCTTAACCGTAATCAATGCGCTGTATTTAGCTGACGATCCTTTTTCTTTTTGTACGCCCTTTGCTTTTATTGACGACCTGGGATTCACCTTGCGATTTGCGTTATTCTCCGATCTGGTTGCGATACGGAGATTTTCGATTCGGTTATCCGCTCGGTCTCCATTTATGTGATCGATCTCGCCATCCGGCAGAGACCCATGAACATAGAACCAAGCCAGCCTATGAGCGCTATATTTCTTGCAGGTCTTTTTTTCGTCCTGTAGCTTCATCGAAATGATGATGTGCCCAGCGTGGTTTGGATAACCGATCGGCCCTTTCTTTTTTCCGGACAGGCCGAAAAATTCCCCCGTTTCCGGTTCATACCGGAACAACTGCTTGAGCCGTTCATGCGTTATGTCACTCATCTCGTGTGCTCCCGCCCTGTGCCGCTAGTGCAGCCATGCGATCACGCAGTTCGATGCACTCGCGTGACTTTGCATCCGCGCGGGCCGACTCACGATCAGCGCGAAGTTTTTCTGCTGCTAGCAGGCGATGCAGTGCCAATATCTCTTCATTCGAAGATGTGCTTTGTTCAGCCTGTACTGCTGGCGCGTCGACACTCGGCAGCACCTTCGCGATCATCTTCAGCGTCCCCGCGGCTACGTACTGCTGCGGGTCGGTGTTCGGGATAGCTGCAAGCGCGCTTGCCGCCAGCGGGTCAAATTCCAGTGCAGCGCGGCCAGCTTCGGCCAACTTCATCAGAAGCTTGGTGCGCGTCTCGTTGATTTCGCGGTTGTTCATGTCGTCCTCTTCACAGGGTTTTGGCTTCGATGCGGCGGTTCGCTTCGATGGTCCGCCATACATCGATCTTTGCTTGCGCACCGACGATCAGCCAGCGCAGGGATTCTTCTTGTTCGACTGCTGCCTTCAGACCTTCCAGGAGGGCCATGTAGTCGGCGTGGGCGTAGGCTTCGCGCTCCTGAGCCACGGCCGATTTGTGACCGTTTATCTCGGCTTCCTGCATGAGCATCGCTTTCTTCGACTTGCGAAACTCTTCAAGGTAGACGCGCTCAGACTTGGCCTTGGCGTACTTGGGCGCGTTGTCGCGGATGAAGTCAAGCGCCTTGAAGATGCTGATCTCGGTATCTGCGTTCATGCCGCATCCTTAAACGCCATGAACAGATCGACCTTCATCTGCACCTGTGCCAGAAACGCCAGCACGTCTTTTTCCAGCTGCGCGATATATTCGTCGTCGCGCATGATCCGTTCGCGATACAGCTTCAGGTGCTCGGCGCCCGTCTGCATGCGCGGATCGTACGAGCAGAAGTCCACCCACTCAAGGCCCAGCACCCACATCTGCCCCTGAACCTGTGGCTTGTGATGCTCGGGCATGCCCGTCTCCCACGTCATCAGGTGGATCGCGCTGTTGTGCGGGCACTTGATCTCGATTGCACCCTTCTCGCCAACTAGGCCATCCGACGACGCCCCAAGCCATGCATGCATCGGATGCTTCCTGAAGCCCACCTCACGCACGATGGCGCCTGTCTCTTCCTCGTAGGCTGCGCGGGCGTACGGCTCGGCCTCGGTGCCCCACTGCATGGCGAAGCTTGCCGGCGTCACGACCGGCTCGCCGGTGATACGTTCGACGACGAGACGCATCAAGTAATCCTCGCGCGCCTTGAGCGGCTGACCGTTGCGGCCCGTGGCCAGGATGTCAGCGAAACACGATGCAGTAGCGTGGCCGGCGCGATCACGGAGCCAATCGGCGCCGCCCTGGTTGGATTGACGCTCAATCATTGCTGGCTCCCATATCGATAACGTTTTCTGCGCGCTTCTTCAGGCCGCCCAGCTTCGGAGCCAAGGCTCGGCGCTGATCTTTCGTCAGCCGTCCCCATGCCTGCTCGAGTGCCTCGATCCCTGTATCGGCTACCGCTTCCAGATCGGCCAGCAGCTTCTCATCGGCCTCCGTGAATTCGACCGTCATGGCCTGCTCTGCGACCGCCGCGGCTGTCTGCCGTGCCGGACGGGCATTGATGTCCACCTCGGCGATGCGCTCGGCCTCGTCCTGATCGAAGATGCCCACGTAGCCAAACGCGAGACGCGCGCACTGGATCATGGCCTTGTGGCGCAACATACGCTTGGGATGCGATTGCCACGGCTTCACGCCGCGCTTGCACTCGCTCAGGTACTCGGTGACGCGCGTCGGATGGCTACGGTCCTTGCGGAAGATGATGCAGGTGCACTTCTCATCGTCCTGCTCAAAATCCATCCCGTCGAACATCGGGTTTTCGTTGATGATGCGTGACCAACCGTCGACGCCTACGACGGGAACGATGCCGTTGTTCTGGTCCGGGAAAGCGTAGATTTCTTTCGTCCACGGGTTCAGGCGGTACTGGTTCGCCACGATCAGCAACGCCGACATCTGTGCATCCGATACCTGGCCTTTGAAGGCCGTCGCCTTTAGAACATTGACGAGATCTCCCGTTTCCGGAATGTTGAACAGGCCGGCCAACTTCGACGCCTGTTGGACTACGAGTGCGGTGGACATCTTGTTTCCTTTCTGCCGAGACTGTGCCGGCGTTAGTTTTGCTGCTGAGATTCGATTGGCTGTTCCTGAGGCGGTACTGTCCTTGCGGCCCATTCGTCGAACCAGTTGCACGCTTCCTCTGCTTCATCGTCGGGCCGCTCGTTCCGCTCGCGGGCCGCTGCGCGCATGGCTTCGCGGTATTTGCGTTTCAAGATGGCCTCCACATCACGGTAGGTTGGTTCATCTCGTCCATCTCCTGCACTTCGGCTACGATGAACAGGAAAGCGACGAGGAATATGAGGGCTCGGGCGAAGTCGCGGATCATGGGGCCTCCGGTGGCGTGGGCAGCGGCATCCAGTGCGAAATCCGGCGCTCCGGCGGCAGCGATTTATCGCGTCCGTTTTCCCAGCCGCGCGACGTACCGAAGTTCACGATGCGGATCGGCTCGGGGAAGCTAGCCTGATACACCATGTAGCGGCCGCGCTCTTTCGGCAGACGCTCCTTACATGCGGTCCAGACGTTCACGGCATCACCTTTTCCAGCACGAGGCCCAGCACGATCATTACGGCCGAGCCGGTCAGGCCGAACCAAGGGTTAGCGTCAGTCCACTCCATGCCATCCAGCAGCAGGCGGTCCATCAGACTACGGCGAGCGATGCGGGCGGCGATCACTTCTCACCTCGAACAAGAAGGTGAAACAGCTTTTGGAGCACGCCCTTGCGCGGTGCCCAATGGAGCAGATCGCCGCCGACGTTGCACTTGCCGCCAAACTTCATTTCGATTTCGGTGTACATGCCGACACGAGAACATCTCCAGAACTCGCGCGATAAACCATGACGGTGCACGCAGTTATGGCACCCATGCGCCTTTACATCCCTTGCCTCGTAAAGCGTTATCGTGTCGCGCTTCATCCTGCTGCTCCTTCGTTCTGGCCGGCGCCGCCGGCGGTTGGGTTATATTTCGGTGGCTCTATGCCAGCGGAAGAAAATTCCTTCTGCCGTATTCGCCGTGGTACTTCAAACTCGCGATGTCGTAGGCAAATGCCGCCTCTACTTCATCCTTAAAACGACCGACTTCGATATGCTTGTTGTCGACCTTGATGCGTGCCCGCCACCTACCGAGATGAAAGCCAACACCCTTGAATCGTGAGCTATAGCCAAGACGTGGCCCGACGTTTCTACAGTTCTGAGCCGGAGTTACAAGCCGTAAGTTCTGCTTTCTGTTATCTAAACTGTTACCGTTTATGTGATCAACCTGCTGACCTGGCTGGGCATTCATCACTGCTCGATGGAACCAGACACGTCGCGCGCCCCTTCGCTGCAAGTAGGGCTTACTCGTCGATGCAGCTCTTACTCTCCATGTGCGCCCAGCGATGAACTCGCGCTTGTAGTCTTCTTCGTCCATCAGCACTACCCAATCGCCAATCTTCACTTCCATCAGCAACCTCCGAAATTGGTGCCCGTCTCTCCGGGCTGTCCGCACTGCGTAGGCGCTACGTCCCCTACGGCCGGGGCGGCCCTCCTGCTTCTGGCCCGGAGATTGGCAAGCGGCGGATTGTTCGTAGGAGCGCCGCGCTCCTTTGCCGTATTACCGACCCCGGCTCCGGGCCATCACAGCTTCGTGAATCGCTTTCCCGTTGCTGCGGTACGGGATCGTCTCGAACTCCGCTTCCCATTCCCTACGTCGGCGGTCGTCCTCGATGGCATACGCCACCGCGTACGCATCAGCAGCCTCGTCCTCGCGCCGCTGCCGGGCGCTGTAGCCGATGTCGTCGTAGTGGCGAGACATCACCAGCAACCCAACTCAGCCAACACGCAGTACACGGCGCCTACTGCGCATACGATCGTCAGCACGGCAACAGCAATGTCGGATGTGGTGATGTAGTTGTGCAGGCGGTCCATGTCAGGACACCTCATAGCCGAGGCTGCGCAACACGTCATCGTGACTGTGTTCCCCGCAGGCACTCCCTTCCAACTCGACCCAGTCAATCACTTCGCCTACGGAATTTGCTGGAAAGATGTATGTTTCGTGCGCGAAGGCGTGATTAACCTTCGATACCACCACGTGATCAGTAGCGCAGGCGCCGCTGTAGCGTATTACAGGGTCGACCTTGAACAGCTTGGCGTCTCCTTGCCAATCAGGAAGGTCGTTAAGGAATATGGCCTTCATCGTTCTCTCCATCTGCCCTACTAGGCTAAGTGCCCTTGGGCTCTTGCCTGCGGGCCGGTTGCGATGGAGGTACTTTAGCAATTTGCTTTTACGCCGTCAAGAGCAATTTGCTTTTATTTTTCTGCTGGGCCAAAATCGCAGGGCAACCCGAGCTGTTCGGGCACGCCGGCCCGGCGTCAGGGGCGCAACAAAAAGCCGGCTCGTGGCCGGCATGGAGGATAAAGTGGAACAAAGACCCAGCGATGCTATCGGAGTGCCCTCTCGGGCCGACAGCGAGCAGACGGAGCGAAACCCAAAGTGGTTAGGATGTGCCCTAGATGAGGATGGAATTACTTCCCAAGAGTTCCGGCCTGAAGACGTTCAACCAGGTTGTCAACTGCATCCTGAAACTCGGCTGCATACAAGTCCGAATACTCAGGGGGAATGTCACGTATGTATATGCCGCTGTACGATTTCTTCATCAGACTTCCCGTCTGCCGAAACAGTTGCGCAGCGCCTGGCTGCTTCTTTACCGTTGCCGCGACGAGTGCGCCTAGCATTATTTCTGCGGCTTCAGCTCGGCAAATTAGTCTCAGCTTTTCCAATTCGTTTTCGGTCATCCTGATGCCCTATCGATCCCTCGCCGTGAGCGGGGGGGGGTTATTGTTTCTGCAACAGGAAGCCTGCGGCTTGCCCGCGCGGTAAGCAATAGAAATATTGCGTGCCATTGTCATACTCAATCTGTATTGGATCAGACGATAAACGCCCTCCCCCAGGTGCAACATGCGCCTCTGCAGACTGCGTACATTCTTGTTTCGTTGAGAAAGCGCTTACCGGTTGGGGTGGAGCATAGCCGACCATATAGGTGTTGGACTTGGCTTGAAATCTGCTCCATAAGATCCATTCAGGCGCTTTCTGCTGCCTTAGTTTTTCATCTAGAGCATCAAGACGAAGCTGAGTAGCTTTCATATTTGCCTCATAGGCATCCATTCTCTTATTAGCAGCCGACAAAGCCGCCGCATCTTGGCCATTGTTACAACCGCTCATCAGCACAAGCATCAAGACGATTAGCTTTTTCATCCCATCCTCTTTGGCATCTTGGCGTGCCATAGCGCCTTCTTTATTATTTGAATTACGAACTTAATACTAAACCGCGAACATATTGAACAGAATAAATAATCTTTTATCAACAAGATTTACTTATATGCTACACAAGTTAGAACAGTTGCATCTGATACAATTTATAGGTTGAGTTTTATCAACATACGGTCTAATTTGGTGTTTCAGCAAAACATGAAATACTCTGGAGACACGTATGCATAGACTTCCGGAACTCATCGCCGCTTACTTGGCAATGGATGCTTTTGCACGAAATGTCATCATAGAATCAGCGCAAGCATATGCGCGTTCTCGGCCCTATTCAGGCTCGCGCGGCAATCTTCGGCCCCTTCCACGTCCCCTCAACTATCATTCTTCGCCTGATCGCATCAGCAACCCCAAGGAGAAAAGCCTTGTCGGGGTCAGCGGCCATACGGTAGACGAGAAGTAGCTCTGTCTCTCCGTGTGACAACGCATCTTCTTCGCTGCGAGGGGCATCTACCAGCTCCTCGTGGTGCGGCTTATCCATCCAGCCCACCTCTTTCCCGCACCCCTCTTCCAAGCGGCGAGCCAAGGCATCTCCAACGCCGCGCGCCTTCCCAGTCGACGATTTGGCGCCGTTGAGTATCTGACTCAAATACATCGGAGCAGTCCCGGCGCGCTGTGCTACTGCATCGGCTGTTTTGAACTCCGCAACCAGGGCGCGTAGGTTCTCAAGACGTAATTCTTTAGAAGTTGCCATCTGCATATTTAATAGCAAAACGCTAGTTAATGGAATGCGCAAAATGCTATTGCCAAACCAAAAGCAAATTGCTATAGTGAAGTCATGAAGCTACTTCACTACGTCAAAACCAAGGCCACTCAGCGTGAGCTGGCAATGAAGCTTGCCATCACACCTGTGCTGATCAACCAATGGGCAAACGAGAAGCGTCCAGTCCCACCAGAGCGCTGTGTTGAGATAGAGCGCGCGACGAACGGCGAAGTTACGCGTCGAGACCTACGCCCGGCTGACTGGCAGCGCATCTGGCCAGAACTTGCGCAACAGGATTCACCCACCCAATAACCCATCGATTCTGACCGAGTCGATTTCGTTCGCCTAAAAAGTTGCAATCCGGAAAAAGCTTATAGGCAACAGCAGTACCCGCCAGCCGCAAGGCTGACCCACGTAACCCGCAACACCAAGGAGAAACACCATGTTTTACAACCCTGAAGCCCGTATCGACACGATTGAGGTCTGCGTGAACGAGGCCGAGAAGAACGCTGCGAAGGCGCTCTGCAAGGCTCTCGGAATCGGAGTCTCGACGTGGTACCGGAACCTCGGAAATGCCGAGTTGCAACGCCATGGTATGCCCCCGGGCAAGCCGAAAGAATCCGGAGGTTGCCGGGGTGTTGGTCGCCCGGCCAGTCGTGCGGGTGGTGCGAAGGGGGCGATGCGGAGACACCTTTAAAGGGTTTCGCCTGCGCCACGAGGTGGCAAAAAAATAGCCCGGAGGGAGAGCCGGGCCATAGAGGAAATAACAATGGACAAATTATCACATGAAAGTAAGGCTGCGACTAAGGTAATCGCGAAAGCGTGCACCTGGGCTGATCGCCGCAAGTCGATGCAGTCTGCTTCTGAAGACCAAATCGCACGCGAGACCGGCCGCTACAGGGTCAGCATCAACGAGTTGGCGGAAGCGGTCGAGCACTACCGCAAGGCCGGTGAGAAGGGGCGCTGACATGGACGAATCTATCCGCCCCGTCACGCCTGAGATGATGCGCCAGTTCGGCGCTGACGATTTTGATCGCGGTCTAGGCATCGACGACCATGGCATGAATCCGTGGGTGCCGGCTGTCGCTGACTGGAAGGCTGGCTACCTCGAGCGCAAGGCCCAAGTTGGCGCCCTCCGTGTTCTGGCAGCAGCCATGGTGTCGGAGGTTTCGCCGCCATGACGAAGCTCTCCATCAAAGCCGACCAAGTCGCTTTCGCGATTCTGCGGAAGATCACCTCAGCTGGCGAAGCAGGTACGACCGTCTCCAAGCTCGTTTCCGAGCTCAAGCTGGGCCGTAGCTGCATTCGCAAGCACCTCGTGGCCTTAGAGGATTCTGGCCACATCTGCCACGTGCGCCGCGTCCGTCCTTCTGGTGGCGGAGCATACCTGTCCTATCACCCTGGATCGTCTCAGCCAACGCCAGTCAAGCGCGAAGCACCTGCGCGCCGCGACTGGCTCGTAGAGGCGTTCTTCGGGCCTGCGCGCGTAGGAGTGGTGTAACGATGGCCCGCATCCGCACCGTCAAGCCGGAACTGTTCAAGCACGAGGACCTGTTCGAGCTAGAGCAGGAAACCGGCCTCCCCATCCGATTAGCCTTCATCGGCCTGTTCACCTGCTGCGATCGCGCGGGCCGGTTTAAATGGCGCCCTCGTTCCTTAAAACTCGACGTTCTGCCGTACGACGACTGCGACTTTTCACGCGTGCTTGACGCGTTGATGACGCGTGGTTTCGTCCAAAAATACGAGGTCGATGGCGAGGAATATGGCGTCATTCCGACGTTCGCGAAGCATCAAATCATCAACAACCGCGAATCCGAGTCTGAATTGCCCGGACCGCCGGAATTCCTTGAAGAATCAAGCACTTCCACGCGTGAACCACGCGTCGAAAACGCGTCCAGTACACGACACGAGGGGAAGGGAAAGGAAGGGAAGGGAAAGGAAGGCGCGTCGACGACGGACGCGTCACCACTTCCGGCTTCGCCTCCTACCCGCATTGGCGAGCTTTGCGTCCTGCTTCGCCGTGCTGGTGTCAACACAAGCCCCGATGCTGTGGGCAAAGCCGATTGGTCTGCCAATCCCGGAGTGACTGACGACATCGTTCGTTCGGCACTGGAGACCGCGAAGAAGCGAAGTCCGCGGCAGATCACACCTGCCTACCTATCCCCGATCATTGCCGACTTGCTTGCGGAGGCTAAGGCTGCCGAGGAGACGAAGTTGGTGGCTGGGAGGGACTACGTGTGATCGCCGCCAACGCTGAGCCCATCCTGGCCGCCCGTCTCCGTGGCTTCAGGCCCGACGAAATGATCATGGTATCGCTGGTTGGCGGAATCCGCAGCAGCAACCAGACCGTGTACGCCGAACCCGGCATTGACTACGACTGGCGATGGGTGCGAGGCCTGGACATCTGCGTCTGGATCGGTGACGAGCCAACTTGGGCGCCGACGTTGAAGGCAATCGCACTGTGCCGACCGGAGTATCTCGCCATCTGGAACCAGCGTCACGAATGGGGCGCGAAAGTGTACCTGATCCCGACCGCAGCAGACGTATCGAAGCCCGTCTGCATGTGGGAATACGAGCTTGATGTGCTCGACTGGCTGGAAACCTGCAACAGAGTATTCGCACGATGAACCTGATCCCTGACAACATCGATTTCAGCGCCTACATGGACGAGCCGGAACATCACCGCATCATCCCGGCCTCTTCGTTCCTCGACGAGGTGACGGCGCTGTTCTACCCTCCTGCCGACCTCCCGCGCTTCCCTACCATGCTGTGGGCTAAGGCCAAGGACAAGGTCGAGTTCCGCCCCGGCGAAGTGTCGCTTTGGGCTGGCGTGAATGGCCACGGCAAGTCCATGTTCCTGTCGCAGGTGGGATTGGACCTGTGCCACCAAGGCGAGCGCGTGATGAACGCTTCGTTCGAAATGACGGCGCCGCGTCAGATGCAACGCATGTGCCGTCAAGCTTACGCCGGCGACCATCCGTCGATCCCGTTCATGTCCGAGTTGCACCGCTGGACCGACAACCGCCTGTGGATCTACGACCACATGGGCGCCATCGACTGGAAGCGCCTGATGGCCGTGCTGCGCTATGCGCGCAAGAACTTCGGCATTACCCACTTCGTCATCGACAGCCTCATGAAGTGCGTGCGTGGTGAGGACGACTACAACGGCCAGAAGGACTTCGTGAACGACCTGTGCAGCTTCGCCCAGGCTAACGGCGTGCATGTCCACCTTGTGCACCACGTCCGCAAGGGCGAAAGCGAGCACAAGGCCCCAGGCAAGTTCGACGTCCGCGGCGCGAGCTCGATCACAGACCTCGTGGACAACGTGTTCATCGTCTGGCGGAACAAGCGCGCCGCGCAGGAAAACAACGGCGAGCCCACCGCGATCATCTCGTGCGAGAAGCAACGTCACGGTGAATGGGAAGGGAAGCTTGGCTTCTGGTTCGACGAGGCGTCACAGCAATATCTGGAGAACATCGGCACGCAACCGATGCGCTACAACCTGAAGGCTTCGAAGCAGCCAGCATGAACCGCCCGTCCCAGCTCTGCGTCCTGTGCTCCCGCTTCCACCGCCATGCCGACGCACCTCCAGCACACGGCTACTGCGAAGGCTACGAGAGGTTCCGGCGCCACGACGACACGAACGAGGTGTGCGTGCTGTGGAAGGAAGCGACGAACAGGCAAGAGCGAAGGGCGTGGGCAGAACAACAACCGAAGGAGACGACATGACCCGAGAGACGTACATCGAACCTCGCACGCCGCAAGAGACCGCGCTCATCGCGATCCGCGTCGGCCGCGCCGCCGAGCTGCAGCAACAGATGGACCTGATCCTGCTGCGGAGCATGGCGCGGCAGGCCGAAGAGGAGCAGGCCTGACCATGTACACCGAAACCGACAACGTCACCGACCTGCCGATCACACCTCGCGACAACAGCACCCTGCGCGTGCTCCAGGTCGTTCCAGGCATGAGGTGCTTCCACCGCCGCTTCCTCGTCGACGACACCCTGGCCGAGGTCGAGTGCGCCGACTGCCACGAGAAGCTGAGCCCGATGTGGGTGCTGCGGCAGCTGGCTCAGAAGGAAAACCGTTACCACGAGCTGGCAGCGCGATACCAGGATCAGATGAAGCGCCTGGCGGAACGCAGCCGGACCAAGTGCAGGAAGTGCGGCCAGATGACCGAGATCAGCAACGCCTGAGACCATTTCGCGCGCGAGCGCATAACAACGAAAGGAATGCAGACATGACCGAACAACAGTTCGCCTACTGGCTCCAGGGCTTCGCAGAACTGAACCCGCAGCAGCCGACCGCCGAGCAATGGCAATCGATCCGCGAGCATCTGGCTACCGTCTTCAAGAAGGTAACGCCGGAAGTGAAAAACGCGCAACCAAACATCGACCTAAGCAAGAACGATGCTCTCAAGCGCTATTTCGAACAAAACAGAAAGACCCATGTTGCGCCATTGCCCAACTGGCCGCCATATCAACCATATTCCCTCGATCAGAGCGTGAAGCCCGGGGAAATCATCTGCTAACCACCACCCCGGCCGGCCGGCCCGGGCGCAACAACAACGGGAGAACCTGATAGATGAAACTACTTATCGCAATGATCACCGCAGCCGCACTTGCCGGCTGCTCGTCGTCCAACATCGCGGACGTGAAGGCACACGCGGCTGAGACATGGAAGCAGGCCGGCTTCGAGATCGTCGGGTACGAAGGCTGGGAACGCGGACCTTACCTTGGCGGCGATGATGGCGGCGCGTACGTTTGGTACACGCTAAAGCGTATTCCCGACAACGGGATCACGTACCACGGTTCGATTCAGCGCTGGGGTGATGAGTACCACATCTACAGACTTTCGGCGTTGGATGCCATAAAGCCGGAGCGCGGCCAATGACGCTCGCCCGCTCCACGCCACTTCGCAGAACGCCATTCAAGCGCAAGCCGCTCGGCCAGCGTGAGCCCGTGCTAAAGTCGACGAGCAAGCTGAAGTCGCGAGGCATGAAGGGGCGCGCACCGACTGCGACCGAACGCGCGCTCATGGACAAGATCGCCGCCCTCGGCTGCATCGCGTGCCGCCACGACGGCATCTGCAACCCGTGGGTCAGCCTTCACCACATCGACGGCCGCACGAAGCCTGGAGCGCATCTAAGGGTGCTGCCTCTGTGCGCGCCGCACCATCAACAGGACGACACCGACCCGCTTCAGCGCCCGAGCGTCCACGGCCGCAAGGAGACGTTCACCGCACGCTACGGCACCGAGGGAGAACTGCTGGCCGAGTGCATGGCACTGATCGGAGAAGCAGCATGAGATACGGCGCCAAGATCGACGCAAACCAGCCTGAAATCGTCGCTGCGCTGCGCAAGGCCGGCTGCACGGTTCAGCACCTGCACGCGGTTGGCAAGGGCTGTCCGGACCTGCTATGCGCCGTACAGGGTGAGACCTTTCTCATCGAGGTCAAGGACGGTGACAAGCCGCCAAGCAAACAGGCCCTGACGCCCGATCAGGCCGCATGGCACAAGGATTGGGGCGCACAGGTCCACGTCGTCAACTCGGTAGCCGGCGCGCTCGCGGTGGCCGAAATGTACAAGCTGCGCGCGTTAAAGGAGAAAGCATGCACGTCATAACCGTTAAACCACGCGGGCGCGGCAACTGGCGCACCTCCATCATTCGCGCTGCCGGCGATCTTCTGCGCCCCGGCGACACGATAGCCGTCAACGGCCGCTTGTACCGCGTCATCAGCATTCAACACGAGGAGCAACCATGACCACCCTCCTCCTCTGGCTCCCCCTATCACTAATCGTAGGCATAGCCGTTGGCCGTTGCATCCGCGTAGGGATGGTCGATCGTCCGCGCAAGGAGACACCGCCGTGACGCCGCCGATCCGCAAGCTACTCTCGCAATGGGCCGCGCATCGCATCGCATCGGCCGGGAGCCTACCGCCCGACTTGCAGCGCGTCAGCGAGGAAATCAGCCGACTGGCCCCGGACTCTGCGCGCGTGATCGAACTCGAATACTGCGACCCGCGCCCGCAGAAGACCAAGGCTGCGCAGATGCGCATGTCGCGGCAGATGTTTTCGGCACGGCTGCGCTGGATACATGAGCAGTTGGCTTTTACAATGGAACGGAACAACAGGGAGAATGCATGAGCACTGACCAAGAATTGTTGGAACTGGCGGCGAAAGCGATTGGGATGACTGTCCTGCGCGAAGGCGAAAAAGCGCCTCGCGATGGCAAGTACTGGTTCTTCAATCAAGTTGGCTCCAATCCGCCCGCGCTGTATGACGCAGGCTCGCCTGCATTGACGATGTGGGCGCCGCTCACCGACGACAGCGACGCGCTGCGGCTGGCGGTTGAATTGCAATTCGATCTCAGCCTATGGGGCACGGATGTATTCGTAAGGAAGGACGGTTTGTGCTTGGCGCAGCAATCCAGCAGGCCAGACAGATCCTGCTCCACTCGCCGTGCCATCGTACGTGCCGCTGCTGAGATCGGGAAGGCAATGCCATGATGCTCGGCCTGATGCTGCTCGTCGTCCTATTCGAGCAATGGCGAGCCCGACGCCGGCTCAAGAAGCACATCGAAGCCACCGCCGGTGCACAGGCCCGCGCTGCCGAGATGGCAATGCAAATTCAACGTGAACAATTCGAGGCGTCGAGATGAGGGTCGCAGAACTGGAAGGCGTGCAGCTGGACTACTGGGTAGCGAAGGCCGAGGGATGGGAATTCTTCTGGTCGAAGCATAACTGCTGGCTCATCAAAAAGCCGGGGGATGACCAATATGAAGCACCTTACATCGACTGGACGCCATTTGACCCAGATACAGGCAAGCCCAATCGTCGACCCGATCCGTGGGAGTTGATGATAAACCGGAATTTTGTGCCCTCATCCGATTGGTCCCAGGGCGGCCCGATCATCGAGCGCGAGCAGATTAGCTTTTATGCTACCGCGGGACTGGCAGATGGAATGCAATGGTGCGCGAGCTGGGATCGCCATGTCCTGACTAGCAATTATGGCAAAACCGCTCTCATCGCCGCCATGCGCGCTTACGTGGCGTCGAAGTTCGGCGATGAAATCCCAGACGCCGATTGATTTGCCAAATCGAATTGTCATGACAATTCATTTCTAGCATTCATTTCCCTCGATCACTACCATTAAAACTGTGGGCCATTGCGCCCTAACCAGTTTCTAATCGGGGTGATCATGAGCGGTCTCGGTAAAGGTCAAGAAGGCAATCCCAAATACGCGGCCA